GGTCTCCGATCAAATCGAGCGCCATGCATGCCGCGACCGCTTCCCGGTCGGCACCGTCGTCAAAGTCCGCGGGCAGGAACAACCGCTCACCGTCGATCAATGGCGGCTCGATGATCTTGTCGTCCTGATTTGGTTTTCCGGGTCGGAATTGAAACGCGAATCGTTCGACCCACTCACGTTGGTGCCTGCCCTATGACCGACTCCCGCCTCGCCCACCAATGTCACCGTGACGGCTGCGACAGCGAGGCCCGCTGGGCCGTGCGTCTCTGCCTCTCCGCCAAGGTCACCGGATACAAGCCGATCAACTTCGACGGCATGACGTCGATCCGCTGCTGCGATGCGCATCGGTTTGCGGCCAATCGATATCTGCTTGATCCACTGCACCGCGCCGAGATCGAGCGCGCCTTTAAGGATACGAATCTGCCCGCCCCGGACTGGCAATCGGCCCGCGTCGAGTTCTATCCGCTGACCGAGGCAAATGTGCCTGATCGTGCCCCGGCAAAGCCGATCGAGGCCAGCCGCGTCATCGCGTGCGATCGATCGGAGTGTGTGCTCCCCGCGCGCTACCAGATCGCCGTCAAGCTGTGGCGCGTCGGGCAGAGCAAGACGACCGGAAATCCCGCCAAAATCCTCACCGAGTTTTGCGTCTGCGAAAAGCATCGCTTAGCGACCCGCGCCAAGCACTTGCTCGACGACGAGGCGAAGTCCGCCATGCTGGGCGAATTGACCGCGCGCGGCTATCCGATGCCGGATTTCCGCGGGGCGGAGCTGGAATTCGTCGCCATCGTGGGCGGCAGGATGACTGATCCTGCTGCGTTCGAGCGCGGGGCGCAGATGGAAAGCGTGAGCTTATGATTCGGGTGCTGCTCAAGCAAGTGCAAGACGCGTATCGCGGCTACAGCGAAGCCGACGTCGCGAGCCTCGATGCAAAGCTAATCTCGTCTACGGCTGCCGACGAAGTCACGTGGCTCAGCGATGGCGAAGCGGCCGCTCTTCGCGCTCATCGCTCGCGGTTCTTCCGGGTCCGCGATCTCCGGATAGTGGAGGCGGTTTAAGCCATGGCCTTCAATTGTCGCATCTATGGCCATCAAGGCATCGTCCCGCTCAAGGTCGTCGAGGGCGAGTCCCAGGCCCATCTCGACAGCGTCTACCAGCTCAAGCAGCCCTATGTGTGGGCGCAGACCATTTCAGTTTCCGCGGTCGCGGCGAGCAGCACGGTCGTCACCCTGCCTGTCTCGGGCTTCGCCAATGATCCGACCAGCGTGCTGCGCATCGAGGTCCCGGACGGATCGACCGTGCGCTATGAGATCAACCCGCCGGGCCGGGCCGTAGTCGCGGCATCAGCGAGTCCCTCGCTCTCGGGTAAGGACCAGGTCCAGTTCGGCGCCGCCTATACGATATCGCTGATCGATGCGACGGGGCTGGCGTAACGCATGCGCGGCGGAAAGCGCCCCAACTCCGGCCGGCCCAAGGGCGCGCCCAACAAGGCGACGCAACAGCGCCAGGCGAAGGCCGCCGATGGCGGCATGACGCCGCCCGAAATGATGCTGGAGAACGCCCGGCATTTCTACGCGGAAGCGATCGAGGCTGAAGGGGCCTTGGCAGATTTCGATCCCGCCGACGCGATGGGCGAAGGTGGTTTTGATCTGCTGCTGTCCAAGGTCAAGGCGGTTCTCAATCTGCGCAAGGAAGCGCAGGCCTGCGCCCGCGATGCCGCGCCTTATTACGCTCCGCGCCTGGCTGCGATCGAGCATAGCGGCCAAGTGACCATCACCCACGAGGAAGCCCTTGACGAGCTTGAGCGATCGGGAAAAGGCGATAAGGGCTGATCTGCGCGACGACCTGATTCACTATGCGACCAAATGCCTGAAGATCAGGGCGAAGTCGAAGGCGATCGTCCCGCTCACGTTCAACCGGGTGCAGCTCTATCTGCACCAGAAGCTCGAGGAACAGCGTCTTCGCACCGGCCGGGTTCGCGCCATGGTGCTCAAGGGGAGGCAGGAGGGCTGCTCGACCTATGTAGGCGCCCGCTTCTACCACAAGGCGACGCATCAAAGGGGTGTCCGGGTCTTCATCCTCACCCACGAGCAGAGCGCGACCGATACCTTGTTCGAGATGGTGGAGCGCTATCACGCGCACTGCCCGACCTTGGTCAGACCATCGACCGGAAACGCCAACGCCAAGGAATTGTTCTTCGATAAGCTAGACTCCGGCTATCAGATCGGCACCGCTGGAACGAAAGCAGTCGGGCGGTCCAAGACGATCCAGCTTTTCCACGGCTCCGAAGTCGCGTTCTGGCCCAATGCCGGCGCGCATTTCGCGGGTGTGGTGCAGGCAATTCCGGATCAACCCGATACCGAGATCATCCTCGAAACCACCGCGAACGGGGTGGGCGGCGATTTTCATTCCCGCTGGCAACAGGCCGAGGCCCGTCAGGGCGACTACGAAGCGATCTTCATCCCATGGCATTGGGATGCCGATTACCGCCGCGACGTGCCGGAGGGCTTCCGCCTCGATGCCGCGGAAACCGACTATGCCGAAGTGCACGGCCTCGACCTGGGCCAGATGGTATGGCGACGCGCCAAGATGGCGGAGCTCAAAGACCCGCTCCTGTTCATGCAGGAATATCCCGCCACAGCCGCGGAAGCGTTCCAAGGCATCGGCCACGACAGCTACATCAAGCCCGAATTGATCCTCAAGGCGCGCAAGGCCAAGACGGTCGAAGCCATCGGCCTGCTGGTGCTGGGTGTCGATCCCAAACGGTTCGGAGATGATCGGTTTTCGATCGCATGGCGCAAGGGACGCAAGGTCGAGAAAGTGGAGAGCCGGACAGGGGCGATCGACAACGTGGCGGGCGCCACATGGGTGAGGCAAGTCATCCAGCAGGACAAGCCGGCCCGGGTCTTCATCGACGTTGGCGGCCAAGGCGCCGGCGTCTACGACGTGCTGGTGAGCTGGGGGCTCGGCGAGGAGCATCAAGGCCCGGTCAGAGCGGTCGACTTCGGCGGCTCGCCGATGGAGCCCAAGCTGTTGAGCGCCACGGGCGAGGAAATCCCCGGCCCGAGAAACCGCCGCGTCGAGATGTGGATGCGGTCCAAGGATTGGCTCTCGGGTGTTGCGCCAGTTTCAATCCCCGACAGCGACGCGCTGCAGGCCGATGCGTGTGCCCCGGGCTACACCTACGACATGAACCAGCAGCTCGTGCTGGATTCGAAAGAGAAGATGCGCAAGGCGGGGATTCGTTCGCCGGACGAATGGGACGCGGTGGCGCTCACTTTTGCGGAACCAGTGGCGGATGTGAAGCCGGCGCGGGTGCCTGAGCGCAAAAGAGCGGGTGGGTGGGCAGCGTGAGGTAAACAATGGCCAAGCTCTACATCACCGAATACCAAATCCTCGCCCCGATCGAGGGCAGCACGGCGCTGATCCCAAAGGAGACGCCGGCCGCCGAGCAGGTGGTCGACTTCACGGCAGGCGCCACGGCATCGGCCGCGTTCAACAAGGCCACCACTTTCGTGCGCATCCACACCGATTCGATCTGCTCCGTCCTGTTCGGAACTGCTCCGGTCGCCTCCGCAACCGCGAACCAGCGCCTCACGGCGGGCACGACCCAATGGCATGGCGTTCCGCCGAACGGCAGCTACAAGGTTTCCGCGATCGTCAACACGTAAAAGGATTCCCGATGGCCCTCCTCCATACCCTGCGCCAATTCGTCGAGCGCGACCTGCGCGACGTCATCGCGTGGTCGAGCGTGACGGTGAGCAATCCCTCCAGCAATCAAATCTCCGCGTTGCTGCAGGGCAAGCACGGCCGCTACCGGATCGACGCACAAACGGCCTATACCAAGCCGCCGCTGGGCGAGGTCATCCTGCGCGACGAAACCGGGCCCACGCTGGTCACGGGCAGCAACCAGGACGGCTGCTGGCACGAGATCGCCAAGTACATCAAGACGGCGGAGCAGGCGGGCAGCGGCGCAGCCGCACCGGTCGAGCCAATTGTGCCCGACATCACG